CTCAACGTCTACGCCGCAATGGATGTGGCGTGGTCTGAGAGCGAGCGGGCTGATTATACAGCTATCGCTGTTATCGGTATTGATTCCGATGGCTACATTTATATTCTGGACCTTGATCGTTTTCGAACGAGCGACTTCCTCACTTACTACGAACGCATCGAAGCGTTGCATCAACGATGGTTCTTCCGCCAGCTCATTGTCGAGACGAATGCGGCAGGATCTCTTGTTGCACAGGAAGTTGAGAATCATGTCCGTAGAAACGGAATCACTCTTACTGTGGTTAGACGCGCCAAGAATAGCAGAACAGGTAGTAAGGTGGAGAACTGGGCAGCAGTCCTCGAACCGAGGTACCACAGCAAAAGTGTACTACACTTCTCCGGAGGATTGGTCCCGACCCTCGAAGAAGAACTGATGTCGGCTAAGCCTCGACACGACGACCTCAAAGATGCTCTATGTGCCGCCGTAAGCATAGCTAAACCTCCATCAGCAGGACGCTCGGTGGACTACGACCAACTGAACGAACGCTCTAACGTGGTGGTTGGGCGATTCGGTGGCAGAGTGAGAATCAGATGAACGAATCCCCTACCCATTCGGATATCATCCGACGAGTAGAGAAGATCGAAATAGATGTGGCAGTACTGGATAGCAAATCGAACAGACTTCATCAAGATGTGAAAGATGTCAGGCAGGATGTCAAGGACGTCGATGTCAAAATGGATAAGATCCTTGAGAAAGTAGATGAGGCTACGCTAGTCACAAAGAAGAACCAGATGTATCTTCTAGCTTTCGGATCTGTCGTCGGTGGACTCTATACCATAATTCAAATCATTAAGAACATACATATCCTATGAGCGGTGCAAATACAGTAGACTTTGATCTTATTCCGGAACAGCCGATTGCGACTGAGATCGCTGGCCTCTGGAATACTTGGAATGGCGCACGCTCTGAGTGGCGAGCACGGGTAGAAGAGAACAAGAAGTACGTGTATGCTACTAGTACTCATGAAACTACGAACGTAGTGAACCCGCATAGCCATAGTACACACATCCCGAAGATCTCTCAGATCTTTGATAACCTCTCTGCGAACTACACCAGCGCTCTGTTCCCACATGAAGACTGGCTGAAGTTCGAGGGGCATGACCCACAAGCAGAGCAGTTCGACAAGAAGCAAGCAGTCCTTGCTTATATCAATACGAAACATCGTCTTAATGGGTTCCAGAATGTTATGCAGGAACTCGTTAATGACTGGATCATTTACGGTAACGCCTTCGCAGGTGTTACGTACGTTAGCGAATTCCATCAGAATCCGGAAACTGGAGAAGTTATCCCCGGATATGTTGGTCCGAAAGTTTATAGAATTTCCCCAGATGATATTGTTTTTAATCCTTTGGCAACTGATTTCATACATTCGCCAAAGATCACACGCTCGATCAAAACTCTTGGAGAGCTCCACCGAGACCTAGAAGAGAACCCTAGCCTTGGGTACTCTGCGGATGTAATTGATACTCTCACGAAGCACCGTGAATCCCTTAGGAATTACACGGATACAGAGATCAATAAGCATATCCAGATGCAGTACGATGGCTTTGGCTCGGCTTCTGTGTACTTCAAGTCTGGGTACGTCGAGATCCTTGAGTTCTATGGCGATATCTACGATACCAGTGAAGGCGTTTGGTACAAGAACCACGTAATCACTATCGCAGATCGGCAGTACGTGATCAGGAACCAGCCCTTGAACACGTGGTCTGGTCGTCCGCATATCTATCAAGTAGGTTGGCGGCTCCGTCCGGACAATCTGTGGGCGATGGGCCCGCTTGATAACCTAGTTGGGATGCAGTACCTCATCGATCATCTCGAGAATGCTCGAGCTGATGCGTTCGATCAGATGATTGACCCTGATCGAGTGATCAAAGGGGACGTAGACATCAAGATCCGTGGCTCTGCCGTGGATTATTACGTGAATGACCCGAGTATTGGCGGCGATGTACGGTACTTAGCGCCCGATACTACGGTAATGAATGCTGATTTCCAGATCCAACGGAAAGAACAGCAGATGGAAGAGTACGCAGGCGCCCCCCGCGAGGCGATGGGCATCCGTACCCCTGGCGAGAAGACCGCATTCGAGGTCAGCTCGCTTCAGAATGCGGCTTCGAGGATCTTCCAGAACAAGATCACGTACTTCGAATCTGCATTCATGGAGAAACTTATTAACGCGGAGGTGGAAGTTGCCCGTATTAATCTCGATGGTACTGATATCGTACGCATCCTTGATGACGATTACGGGGTTACTGAATTCCTGCGTATTACTAATGCTGATTTGATGTCGAATGGCACGTTGATCCCCATTGGGGCTCGACATTTCGCACGTCAAGCTACATTAGTACAGAACCTGATGCAGTTCAGTCAAGCAATGATCCAAGATCCGATGCTGATGCAGCATTTCCCCGCAGAGAACCTTGCTCGTGCGTGGGAAGATCTCCTTGGGTTCAAGCGCCTTGAGATCTTCCGGAAGTACGGTCGACTCGAAGAGGAACTTGAGCTTGCCAGACTCCAATCTGTAGCACAAGAACAACTAGCAGCTGAACAAGCAGCTGTACCGCCGGATCAAATGGTATGAAATTCCCCGTAGCACTTATTAAGGATCTTGATGAAGATCAAATGAAGCAACTTGGAGCTGAGATCAGAGGCTCCCTCCTTGCTAAGTGTCTGCGGAAGTTCCTGCGTGAAGAAATTGAAAGGTCTTATAGGGCAGAAGAGCAACTTGATCAATCGCATGATGCTCTTCCGTTTTATCTCAAGGAAGTCGGTGAGAGACGAGGCTACCGACAAGTCCTTCATATGATCCTCGAGGAGTAATCTTTTTATGACCGATGACAATCGGACCCCGGTGACCCCGGGAATAGGTAGCATGACGTTTGGATCTGACCAAGGTACCAGCACGGACACAGCTACTTTCACCAAGGACGATATCGAAAAGGTTCTTAATCAGAACCGGCACGCACAGGACCACATCAGGACTCTCGAGTCCGAGACGGCTCAGATGCGGGCAGAACTCGAGCGGATGCAAGCCGAGCTTGCTCAAGCTAGGAGCATCGATGACCTCCTTGATGTTATGAGGCAACAAGATCCGAATCAGCCTGGGCCGACAGCCCCGCAGTTCGATCAAGAACGCCTAATTAAAACGCTCAAAGAAGAAGTATTCCGTGATCTTACTGCTGCTCAACAGGCAACAGTGCAGGTCCAGAATTGGAATAAATCTATCGAGATGCTTCGTCAGAGGCATGGAGATGGGTACTCTGAGTACGTTACTCGACGTGCACAAGAGTTGAACCTTCCGATTGAGAAGATGGAAGATCTTGCGAAGACGTCCCCGGACGCTTTCATGGAGCTTGTATCTACTCGTGGTACTACTTCTGCGGCACCTACCACAGGATCCGTCGTATCTCCTCTCAGGGGTGCGGGCGATACTGATGCGATGTACTCCAAGATCAACACACTACGTTTCCGTAACACCCCGGAAGGGCGCGAAGCGAAGCGGATGTGGGAAGATCCGGAGTTCCAACGTCAGTACCGTATCCACATTCTTACTAAGATGGAGAAACAAGGATCTTCTTTCAGCAATAAATAAGGAAATAAACCATGGCACTTGATAGCACATGGGGTGACAATCATTTTAAGCGGAACGAAATCTTCAACACCACGTTGAAAGAAGTTCTGCGGGATGATGTTTTTGCTGAGCAGTGGGTCAACTACATCGGCGACTTCACCGACGGGGCGAACTACAAGATCAACTCGGTTGGTGAACTCACGATTGACCAGATGGCTGAAGCAACCAGCCTGCCTGATCGTCGTCCGGATTCGGGTCAGTTCGTATTTAATATCAACGAATACGTTGGTATCAAAGTACCGTTCACTGACGTCTTCCTGGAAGATGACTTCATGGCTCCGCAGGTTCTGGCCACGCTGCCTGATCGGATGACTCGTGCATTCCAGGAATACCTGGAAACTCGCGTTCTCCATCTGCAAGCAGAACAAACCTCGAACAACGGTAACACGATTAACGGCGCATACCACCGCTTCACGGCGAACGGTTCGTCGAGCGTCATTACCATCCAAGACCTTGCATACGTGAACTATGCTCTGAAGAAAGCAAACGCTGGCAACAACGGTATCATCGGTATCGTCGACCCGTCGTTTGAATTCAACACGAACATCAGCTCGCAAGTCGTAACCAGCGAGAACCCGATGTACGAAGGTATCATCACTTCGGGTATCGGTTCTGGGTACCGCTTCATCCGTAACATCTACGGCGTGGATCTGTACACCTCGAACTACCTCGACGTGCTCACCGCGGCAGAATCGTCTCTGACGGACTACCAAGGTAACACGACCGCTGGCGCGATTGGCAACGTCGTTAACGTCTTCTTCTCCGCATCGGATCGCCAGAACCTGCCGTTCATCGGCGCATGGCGTCGGCGTCCCACGATCAAATCGTGGCGGGATGATGACAAAGAGACCGAGTACCACCAGATGTCCGCACGTTTCGGCCTTGCGCTGTATCGTCCGGAGAACCTGGTATGCATGGTTTCTGGCACCACTCTGAGCTAATAGGAGGCTATTATGGCACGTGCAGCAACGTGGACTAATAACGATGGCCTCAGCGTTGGTTTCGGCCGTCGGAACTCGCAGAGCAAGAACGCTGCCACTGTTCGTACCACTGGTAACGAAGAGATGGTTGTTATGGAAATCAACTATGCCCAGATGCCTCTGGCTTCGGGCACGGCTCGTATTTCCAAAGACGCAGCGATCCCTGCTGGTTCGTACATCACGAAAGCTACCCTGAACGTACTCTCGACGTTCGCAGACGCAGACGCTAACCCGACGATGACCATTGGTCTCGTTAACAGCGCCGGCACTGCGATTGACGTTGATGGTCTGTTCGCAGGTCTGACGGAAGCGTCGGGCCAGCTCACGGCTCCTCAAGTAGTTGAGGGTGACGTGGGTACGTACGGTGGCGCCCTCGTGAATGGCGTCGACCACATCGGCTCGTCCGATGGGTACATCAACGTGGACCTCGATACGGGCGCTTGGGACTCTGGCCTGGCACAGCTGACGGTATGGTACCTGAAGCCGACGCCGGACAGCATTCCGACTGAACCGCTCGACTCCATCGTAGGTACGCTGTAATAGCGTACTAGTGGTCAAACGGGGGTCGCAGCTTAGCTGCCTCGGACTTCAGGGTCGGCCCCCGACCATTCATTGAGAATTAAATATGGCTGAACATTCTACCTTGACTGGCGCTTCTCTTCACGAGAACAAGCACATCGACACTGCTGGTACTAGCGACGCCGGCAAGGTCGTCACTCCCTCGAGCACTGATGCTGGAGAGGGTGAACTTCGGTATCTGACTGAGTCTGAGATCTCTGGGCGTACGTACGCACTGACGGCAAAGATCACCGATATCGGAGGTACTAATGCAGCTTATGTGGTTGCCCCATTTGATGGCACCATCACTACTGTATATTCTGTAATCGATCAGGCTATTGCCACTGCGGATACTGTACTTACTGTATCTATTAATGGCGTAAGCACTACCCCGAGCACGCTCACTATAGCGTATAGTGGCTCTGCTGCTGGAGATGTTGACTCGGTTACTATCACGAACAATAACGCTGTATCTGCTGGGGACTACGTCAAGATCGTATCTGACGGCGCTACCAGTACTGCAGCTAATGCGTATTGCACTCTGATCTTCACGAAGGCGTAATCATGGCCCGGAACAGGATGTCTCTTCTCGAGATCGTACAACGCACACTGGATGCTATGAACCATGATTCGGTGAATAGTATATCCGATACTGTCGAATCCCGGCAGATCGCAGACGAAGCTCGTGTGGTGTACTACGAACTCCTAGATCGTGAGGATTGGCCGCACCTGATGCGCCTCCTTCCTCTCGATGCAGGCCCGGGTATCGATTACCCGAATTACCTACAGATCCCTGAGGATGTAGTACGTATCGACGACATCAAGTACGAGTGTACTACAACTGATGATACTCGTCGGCAATTCCGACAGGTGAAGTACCTTGATCCGTACGATTTCCTTACGTTGGTTCACATCCGTAACACGGATGATGATAACGTAGAAGTTGTTGAGGATCTTAACGGGACTCCGTTGTTCATCATTAACGACGAAGCTCCCACGTACTGGACCACCTTTGATGATTCGTACATCGTATTCGATTCGTACGATTCGGAGATCAGCGATACTCTTCTCTCTGCGAAGTCTCTCACCCTAGTGAAGCAGATCCCTACGTGGACGGAGAGTGATACATTTGTTCCGGATATCCCGGATCAGATGTTCAGCACATTCCTTGCAGAAGTAACTGCCGCCGCATTCACTTACTGGAAGCAAGGACAATCTGTTAAGGACGAGCAACGTGCATCCCGCGGGATGTCCCGCCTTCGGAACGAAGCTCGTAAAATTAGCGAACCAAGGAGCAAGGCACATTATGGAAAACCAAGACCTCAATATTACCCCCGAAGTGAAGATGGAACCCGAGGAAGTATCCGAGATTCTCTCGCAAGATACTGAGGTGGAATATGATTTTCTTCCCAAAGAAGAAGAAGCCTCCGGTGAAGAGGCCCCCGCCCAGGAAGAAATCACAATCGGCGAAACGAAGGTGATCTTCCGCGAACCTACCGAGCAAGAGCTCCCGATTGAGCGCGTCCCGCGTGAGGACGGTGGCTTCATCGGTCAGGACTTCTTTACTGAAGATCAAGAGTGGAAGAAGACCACCATCGGTAAGACTCCGGGTGGAATGGAAATCGCTGTCATCAAGCGACGCGATGGAGTTGGGTACGAGCTCAGCTCTGGCGTTAACGGCGGCCGTCTCCCTTCTCGACTCGAGGGCTGGTTCACCACGTACGACAAAGCGGAGGTAGCAGCTCGCACGTACCTCCATGAACTCTGGGATCAGAAGGGTTAATAATGCCCCGGCAAGCTACAAGAAAGAATGTTATCACCTTTGTGGGAGGCCTCAATACTGAGGCTTCTCCGCTTTCGTATCCTGAAAATACCGCTAAGGAAATCCAGAACGTAGATCTGTACCGAGACGGTAGTCTCCGTCGTCGGCGTGGATTAGAGTACGAGACATCGTACGAGATGAGCTCGAACTCCTTCACGGAAGAGCAGATCAGTACGTACGCTATCACGAACCACAAGTGGGAATCGGTACAAGGTGATGACTCGTTGAACTTCCTTGTACTGCAAGTCGGACATTACTTGTACTTCCACAAACTTGGAAGTGATTCTATCTCTGGTACGTACCTTGGTAAGATCGATCTTACTCCTCTACGTATCAGCGACACATACGATCATACCTCGCCTATCAGCGCAGCTGCTGGTAAGGGGAAACTCTTTATCGTCAGTCGTGGGATCTCTCCTGCGTACATCCAGTACGATCAGGATACGGGCCTGTTTCAAGGCGTGAAGCTCACGCTGAAGATCAGGGACCTCGATGGTATCCCTGAAGACGAAGATAGCCCGATTGTATTCGGCGACGAGATCACACCTCCCGCTCCGTTGAACCCGGAAAATAACTATTACGATGTCTTGAGTCCCGGGGAAATTCCAGACTTCGGCGCGTTCATCATCTACGGACTGTAAGAATGGCTGTTGATACTAGACCTACATCTCTAACCGCCGCACATAACTATAACCTCAGGAACCAGGGGTGGCCTACTCGGTGCTCCCTTCCTAACAAGATCGATGGCGACAACGGTCTCTTCGAGGGCGATCCTGTAACGTACACGAAGACCATCAATGGATGGTACCCTTCGAATGCGGACATCATGTACTACGCCAGGATGTCAGCCGCCACTGATCCGCAAGCTCTGAACGTGTATTCTCCGTGGGAACTAAGGAAGAGTATCTTTGGCAATACGCCTGCAGCTAAAGGACATTTCATTCTTCCGGCGTTCGATAGGAATCGACAGATCGCTTCGAATATCGACAACGTCTACAAGCCCTCGAGAGATAAGATAGATATACGTCCAATCTCCGTAGAGTTCTACGCAGGACGTGTGTGGTACCTGATGCCTACGGGCGAAGTGTATTACTCACAAGTGTTGACTGATATTTCTAGAGCAGATCGGTGTTATCAAGATGCGGATCCCACTGCCGAGGATATCAACGAACTCGTAGCAACTGATGGCGGATACCTCGACATCGTCGGGATCTCCAAAGCTAAGAGGCTCCTGCCAGTGGGCGTAGAGATCCTAGTGCTCGCTAGCAATGGTGTATGGAGTATCTCTGGTTCAGCTGACGAAGGATTCTCTGCTACCTCGCAAGAGATCAGAAAAGTGACTAGTGTAGGCTGCATCGGTGATGATACTGCGATAGAAGCAGAGAACGCCGTGTTCTACTGGAGCAATGGCGGGATCTACGTTCTTACTCCTGACAAGGTCACCGGGAATCTGTACGCACAGAATCTCGCTGAGAGCACAATTCTTACGTACTACCTAGATATCCCCCCTGTCTCGAGAGAGCATGCTCGTGCATTCTACGATTCTGAAACCAAGAGGATCTTCTGGTTCTACAATAGTGATCCGGACTTCGATGGCGAGACGTGGCGGTACCGGTACGATTCTGCATTGATCTTCGATATCGCCCTCCAAGCATTCTTTACGTACTCGATGGATACTGCTGTCGGGTACCCGTTTATCTCGGCGATGCTTAAGAAGTCCGCTAAGAGTTTGGATGTTACTGAAGAAGATCTGGTAGACTCCGATGTTCCTGTCACTGATAGCGGAACTCAAGTCACTGTGACTCTCCGTACTCCTGTTACTGCAGAGGTGAAGGCGAAGTTCCTGACGTTCGTGGAACAAGAGGATGGTACGTACAAGTACACGTTCTCAGAGTACAAGAGCAACGATCTCCTTGACTGGGTAGAAGAAACTGGCGGCGTAGACTACGATTCATACATTGAAACTGGTCACGATCTAGCTGGCGATCTGATCTCTGAGAAAGAAACCAATACGATCTATACGTTCTTTAAACGTACCGAACAGAACACGACCACGAATGAGTTCGGTGAACTCGAGTTCGATTATCCTTCGTCCTGTCTGATGCGCGCTAAGTGGCAATGGTCAGACGATTCAGGATCTGGTCGGTGGTCTGAGGTACAACAAGTGTACCGTCTGCAGCGGAACTGGATCCCTGCTGGCGAGGATACTTATAACTACGGATACGAAGTAGTACAAACAATTAACCAGGTTCGAGGGAAGGGGAGAGCTGTCTCTCTAAGATTCGAATCTGAAACCGGGAAAGATTTCCACCTCCTCGGGTGGGCGATTCCTTACACAATGATAGTGGCAGCATAAGATATGGAACCAGCATCCTGGGCCGCGATAGCGGCGTTAGTACTAGCAGCAGTCAGTGCCGGTACTAGTGCGTACGCTACAAAAAAGCAGAATGATGCGCAAGAAAAAGCGCGTCGAATGCAGAACCGACAAGCTTCTCTCGAGAATCAACGGAGAGCGCGCCTTGCTGTAGCCCAGCAGAGACGTATCAGGGCTGAGATGATTCAATCTACCGAATCAATGGGGGTTGGATCTAGTTCATCCCTCGCAGGCTCTACGGGAGCTTTGGCAACACAGACCGCAGCTAATATCGGTGCAGCTAATACTCAATTAGCTGGAGACTTCGGCATCAACCGAGCTTTGTCTGAAGGGGCTAAGACTGCAGGGCAGTGGAATACGTACAGTAGCATTGCTAGCATAGGCTCACAGTTCGCAGGATTCGCTTCTAATCGATTCTACGATCAGCAACAAGCTGCGGCGCAAGATAATGCATTCCAAAGGCAAATGAATGCGCAGATGTACGAATGGAATAAGGCGATGGGTGGCCCGGCGATGCAATCCCCGGCGCCTATGAATGCTCCGGCTATGCGACCGAAGGTGCTCCTTTTTGGTCAGCCTCAGATGTCTCCGTTCTAAGAGTTAGTACATGAATATTTTTGAAGATCTGCAGAAACCGAAGCCGGATTACAGCTACCTCTTTCAGAGAGAGAACCCCGTACTCCCTGCCACCGACATGGAGGCTATGCGGGCGGCGGCAAAGGTCGGACTCCTGGCAGGAGAGCAGCAATCTGCTGCTGCATTTCAAGAACTTCGCACAACTGGTAAATCTGATACAGTTCAGAGTATCTTGCTTGATTCCATGCGGGAGCAGGCGGATCAACTCCGCGCTCAGGCAGAGAATCTTGCGGCCGACAGATCTGTACCTTCTCAGCAAAAGGTAGAACTCATGAGGGAAACTGCTCTCCAAATGGAAGTTATCCCTATGCCGACGTTGACAGACCTTGTTCAACGTAAGGCCGCCGTTGAGGCTAGCACTGACTCGGCAAATGCTGAGCAGATCCAGAACATGATCGCTTCGAAGTACGATAAGATAGTACAAGCAGAGCGAGCTCCTATTAATGGAGCGCAGTTCCTGACCATGGATGGCGGCCCTGTTCGTCAGGTTCTTGATCTAACAGCGTCTGCGTTCATTCCCGGTCGTACCTGGAACATCGCCGAAGTTATTGACGAAGCATTCCCAGGGTTTGTATCTTGGAATGAGTACTTTCCGTATCCTATGGGAGGCGGTGGCGATCTTGTCGTTCGGTTTAAAGGGTACCTGAATACTCTTTCTCCCGACGAGCGAGACGTGGCTATTAAGAAGCTTGCTAAAGCTATCGATGAAAATAATCTTCTGACTTCTAATAACCAGTACCAGAAGTACGATCTGATGAGTACGCTCACAGATGATCTCACTCCCGGGAACTGGGAGCGTACTATAGAGAACATCTTCAGCGTTCTCGATGTTCTCCCCGTGGTCGGGGCCGTTGGAGACGGCTTAATGGGGCTGGCTAGAAAAGCATTTAAGAGTCCAATCGCTAAAGCTTTTGACGCGAAAGCTCAAGAGGCGGCTAGCGGGCTTGGCTCTCAACCGTTCAAGAAGAGGCCTAATCCTACAGATCAGAAGGGTATTTGGGTTTACGATGCTGTTCGTAAAGTATATGAGTACATTGATAACCTGAACGAGATCCGACCGAGCGGAAGTACCGCATCAGCAGTAGTTCGTGTGGCTCCTCGCGAAGGGCAACGACTTCTGAAAGCCGCAGTTGAGGATGAGACTGGGAAGGCTGCAGAGGCAGTAGGAACTACGCGCGAACAGATCACCGCAGATGATATCATGCCTAAGCAAGAGGGCAGCACGTCTCGCCCGTTTGCTGATCTGAACGATATCAATGATACTGTTGTAGATTATAAAGGGAACCTTGGATTCTTCACTGATGAGGAAATCAAGAGTCATGTTAATCTCGTAGAAGATACGCTTCGACAAACTACCCCAAATGCTATCCACTCTAGGATGGAAGTTAGCTTCATACCTGGCGGATACGTTGGTAGGATGTTCATCTCCGATACTACGACTCACGGGTACAGCACGTTCCAACTTGCAGAGGATACTGCTAAGTCTTTCCACGAGTACGACCCAGCTACGACTAGAATCCTTGCTAGAAAGCTTGAGACTGATGAATACGTACCAGTAGAGCAGGCAAAGAAGGAAGGCTGGTTCGACCCGGAGGAAGGCGATTTCGTAGTACAACTTGATGTAGTCGAGATGCTAGATCACAGGGCAGCTCTCGCTAACACTGGGATTTTCCATGAGAACTCTCTTGTGGGGAAAGCTGCTGCGTGGGTGGATAAGAGTGCGACTTTCCTTGGCTGGCTTACTAGTGCTGGAAACATCGCTTCCGATCTTGAATCAGCTAAGATCAAAGCCCTTAACCAGACTCTCAAGCCTCTTACTAAACTCTGGGCGAAAGACCAACAGAAGGTAATCAGCGTACTTGATCAAGGTGATCGCGAAACTAAGTGGTTCACTACCGAAGATCTTGCTGATATCTGGAAAGATGAAAAGAATGTCGACGATCTTATCGCAGGGTACCGCTCTGCAGTACGACACCAGCAATTAGTTCGCCGACTTCTGAATGATAGAACGAGATCACAGCTCGTAGCTGACGGATGGAAGCATGTAGTTCTGCCTCGCGGACAATTCCAAGAGATGGCGGATCAACTTGGAAAACAAGTTTCTATTTCCGATCTGAAGGTACGCGGGAAAGATTACTTCGACAAAGACATCGAAGCAAATGTAAGTAGAATCTACGACTCCGAACTTAACAGAATGGTTAAGACGGACATCGACGAGATCTCCAAACTTATTGATGCAAACCCGGGCAATATTAAAATCATCGAGCTCCAGAAACCTGTCAAGGTTGGAAAGGAGTGGACGAAGTTCGTATTGTACAAAGAGGGCAAAGGCGTAGAATTCAAGAAACTCCCTGATGAAGTTATTCGTGATATACCTGGGTACATATCTCGGATATATGATGCCCCGTATATCTTAAAAGTAGAATACAATAGCCTTGTGAATGGTGTAAGAGTCAAGGGTCTTAAGGCTGTTCGGATGTACGCCACAAAAGGAGAGGCTCTTAGGGATAAGGCACGCCTAGACCTTGAGTACGAAGCAAATAAGAATTCAGTATATGAAGATCTTGGTCTCCCTCTCCCTGAAAGGGACGATCAAGTTCTGAAGTACATGGTTACCGAAGCTAAAGAACTTCAACGGGATATCGAATACGCAAATAGAACCTCTCTTGAGTACCTTGAGAACTCTGGCCAACTCTTCACATCGCACCGTGGCGTAGAGGTTAAAGGCCTTAACGGTAAGCGTCGTCTGAAGTCTGTATCGGATAGTATGGCAGCAGCTCGCGCCCGTGCAGCTCGAGCTGGCACAATTGACCCCCTTGTCGATAAGCTCAAAGCTAACTGGGATAAGAAATACGGAAAGGATTTTGGAGTCAATGGGCAGATGCCTCTTGAAACCAGTCAGATCCGTCGCCCAACTGAAGTTACTCCGAATTCGGAACGGGCGTACCAAGAGGCTGTCGCGTTCCAGCGTCATATCACGCACATCGCTGGCATCGATGAAACGATGTTCAGTGCTGTTAGCCGTAGTACTGCTATCAATCTGTCTAATTATCTAAGCAGATATGATAACGTATGGCTGAATCAATTAGCAGAAGGTGTGATGAGGAACCGTCATCGGAACCTGATCAATGCTGCCAAGGGTGCGAACTTCACTGTTCGTATCATCTTTAACCCGCTTAGACAGCTTCCCCTTCAGGCCATGCAGATGTCGATCTATCTTGGCTTAGACCACGGAGCGAAATACTTCCTATCCAAGCAGGGGATGAATGACTACCTCGGCCTGATCTACGGCACGATGTGGCGAAACACAGATCAATGGGAGCAATTCGGCTTGAAGCAAGGCGCCAAGTTGATGGGCGTCTCCGAGGCGGAATACACTAAGTTCATTGATATCTATCAACGACACGGTCTGCCTGCGTCAGTGGATTCTCACATGTACGCAATCTTCGCTAATGTGGACCGAGTAGTTGGCAAGGCGCCAGTGTATCAGGGGGCTGTTAATACTTTTAACACGTTCAGGAAATACGCCCGTCGAATTGGCTTTGACGCAGGCGAACAGTTCCAACTCATGGGCGCGTTCCTTGCTGTGCGAAACAAATGGATGAAGAACAATCCTAAGATCGCACACAAATGGGCAGAGCCTGGGAATATAGAGAAGATTTTTGGAGAAGCTCGGGTAGTTTCGTACAACATGAACAAGACTGGAGCGATGCAGTTCCAAAAAGGAATTCTCGGTCTGATCTTCCAGTTCCAAGCGCATGCTGTTAAGAGCATGCAAACGCTTCTACCGAACGAGTTCAAGCTCCTCGGAGATAAAACCAATACTGCGTATAAGAGGACTATCGGCAAGCTTTCTAACAAAGCGTTCTCAGATGCAGAGAAAGCTAGGATCGCATGGCAACAGTTCGCCCTGTTCGGTACCGGAGCGTATGGCGTAGGCCAGATGTGGGACAAGTTTCAAGAAACTACAGGTGTTGATACTCCTCCCGAAGTGGACCGCTCTATTCGGGAAGGCATCACTGGTACTCTCCTGAACATGCTGTTCGAAGCTTGGAATCAAGACGGCGAACAGATGGCCGATATCGAGTTCTCCGGCAACGCTGCTCCGTTCTCCGGAATCAGCGGCAGGAACCAAGTCTTTGGTACCGGTAACCCGATAGCAGCATTCCTTACGGGCATTGTACTCGAAGACAAGACTTCTCTCGAGTTCGGGTTAGGCCCGAGTTACGCCCTTGGCAAGGATGTATACGAAGCTTGGAAGTTCACCACGGCTGCACTAGGTACCCCGTTTGAGCCTATCTCAGGACCCGAGAAGGGGATCGTTGTGGCTAACGAGTGGATGAAGACGTTCTTCCCGATCTATGGGAACTTCATGCGTGGGCGTGTAGCCCTCGAGCTGAACAGGTACGTTGCAGCGACAGGTGATGTCGGGGCTGAAGTTACCACTGGAGAAGCGATGGCTCTCGGCACTATGGGATTGAATGCTCATAGTAACCGATGGCTCCAAGATGAACTTATCCAAATCAAAGGTCTGATCGGGAACCCGAAACAAGATAAACTCGGAGCCGAGATCGATGCAGAGGCTGCGAACTTCTACAAGTTCTTGAAAGCGCATGCTGAACTTCTCGGAGAAGGGAAACTCGATCCTGTGGAGGGTACTCGCCTAGTTGAACTCAATGCTCAGATGCTCAGCGACGCCCTGTCTGATGACGAACATCGTCGGTTCTTTAACAGAGTTCGGGATTTGATCCTTAATGATGTAACAAAAGATGGGCTTGAGACTCAATTCATTAATGCGGTTATCTCTGGGTATGCCGCTTATATCCCGGACATCAGAGACCCAGAATTCATTAACCGAATCCGCTCCGGCCCCGAGTTCTCCACTAAAGAAGAAACAATTAAATTCCTTGAAGAGATGAATCAATGGCAACGTATAGACCAGAATCCCCAGATGTAACTCCTGTACAGATGAACCCGTACATCGGGATGTACCAAGATGGGTACGACCGTAGTATAACTGGGTTCGCTAGGGATGCAGCGAATGCATTCGAGTCTAGGCTCGGTCTGAATGGATCTGGCTCTAGCTCTGCTGCTAATCAATTAGCGATGCAGCGGTACGTGGACGAGAAGTCGGGCAAGATGGCACTCTCTCGGGCAGCTGTCGAGCAGTTAGATATTTCGAGGGAGCAAGCGGTCCAAGCTCTTAGTTCTGTTCTTGGGTACAAGCCTAATGATCAAGAACTGGATGCTCTGATTCAAGGGCAAACGGATAACTTGAAGTTCCTGAATGCGGATATCCAACGCCCTCGAGCAGCATTGAATGTTCTTCGGAGAACTGCAGCAGTACGGGAACAGATCGCACGGAACCCCATGATTGGGCCAGAACTCCTGACCCTGTATAAAACTAGCATGGGGCGTGGCGCTCAGCAAGACCTAGCTACAGTTGAAACTCAAGTAGAAGATCGTCGTGCGAGCTTCATGAAGACTGTCGACGATACGAGCATGAGCTTGGGGATCGATCCTCGTCTCCCGTTCGAACAGCGCTCTGCTCTTGTTATGAAGCACTTCCAAGATGTAGAACGTGCTAGCGCTTTCCTGCGAGATAAGCAGGTACTTGATGCCCAAGTGGACCAAGATAAAGATAGTACTCTAACAAACCTGCGAAATATTGTAGGTGGACGCTGGGAGTACGTAGATGGTGTCATGAGGAACGTGGTCCCCGGCGTTATGGGGATGTTCAATCAGGCGAGAACTCAAATCCTGAACGAACTCGGAGTAACAGATATCTCTCGGATGACGCCTGAGCAACAACAGCAAGCGACCGAGAAGCTTGATCAATGGTGGGTTAATACTAACCTCGGCATTCGTGGCATTGGGAACCACCCCGATATCACTCAGGCAGACTATGACACCATGATCGCTCCGCTTAAGATCATGTATGATTCCACTCGGCTGGCGTTTTCAACCAAGGGGAATGCTGATACGCTTAAAGCTGGCGAAGAGCAAGCTAATGCTCTGGCCACGATGGAATTGTTTAGCAGGAACCCCGAACTCCGGCAAACTAGGGCTGTCCTTCAAGTACTGAAGGATGCTCCAAATACCATGGCTGAAGCTGCAGGTAGCACCGAGTACGGCCGTCGATTGATAGGCACGCTTCGTGTGGCTGCTAGTGCATCCCTTAGTCAAGCTGAAGCGCAAGCCGGCATGGCTCAGGTAGTCAGGGATCCGACAAAAGCCGATGGGTATGTCAGAGAGAACACTCAGGGATTCCGTGACATGGCAGTGAATCCGAACATCACTGATGCAGAATTCAGTAAAGCCCTTGATAACTTCTTCGGGGCGTACGATCCTAGCAATCAAGATCTTGCTCGACTGTACCACAACCAACTGCCTATCATGGCAGATCCTGCTGTTCGTGAACGTCTGACCAGAGCTGACCCTGCTGTTCGTGCACACCTTACTGATGCTATGGATACGTATCTAAGTACTGTGATACAGCAGGCAAATGGTATCGTGCGCGACTCGCTTGGCCCTCGCATACCAGCTCTTGCTAGCTTTGAGAACGTACTTCAGGATAGCATGAATATAAATTACACTCAAGACGGTCTCCCCGTCTTCCGTCCGATGCCAGATCAGGCTGGGAACTCCCGCGCTATCGCTGTGGCAGAGAAGTTAAATGCTATTGCCCCCAGGATCAAGCAAGCAATTGATGTGTATCAATCTCTTGGACTGTATACAAACTTTGACAGAGCGGAAATGGCTAAAGTTATGATTGAGCAAGGGAGAACTCCTGATTATCTTGAAGCTCAAATGCGTCAACGCCAAGATAGTCTTGGAGTTAATACCCTTGACTTGAATAGAATTACATTCTAATGGCTAACTATCTTAAGTACGTTAGGGAGTTGTTGTTCAGCCCTGAAACAAGAGTTTTAGCTGAGCAGAAAAGAGCAGCTGTTGAGTCGGTTAATAGATTGCAACTTAATAATGCTGCAACGCTTCGACAGATGAAAGAGACAGGACTTCCGCAAGCAGAAACTGAGCAGCTTGCTCGAGATCTCGTTGTTTTGCGGAGAATACGTGGAAATAATCTCCGCATTCCTCTTGCCCGTCAAGCTAAAGAGGTTGGAGATTGGCAAACAATTTCTAAAATTGCAAGACGACACGTAGAAGGATCATTTTTCTCTAGTGATTTTAAGACTGGTCGTTCTAACTACGATGACGATTTGGGAATAAGAAGTCAAAAGTTTGATCTTACCCATGAAGTTGTCGACATGACCCCGGATCAATACATAGATGAGGCATCAAAGCTCCTTCATTCCACAAGAGAGAATGTTCTTTCTACTAGGCCTTTAGATAACGATCTAGTTCAGACATTCCTTAACAAGGGGAACATGGATATTCCTTACCTAGATTACTCAAGGGAAGGCTTCGGTCAGGAGGGTCTCAACAGGGCGGTCGCCGCTAAAGAGCTGGGAATAGAAAAGATTCCAGTACTGCGAGTTCGGAACAGATTCCCAGCCGGCGGAGCAGTTGAACCTTGGTATAAGATCGGTGAAGACTCATATTTCGTCCCGTACTATAAGATGAACTCTAAGGTTGTATCAAAGGAGGATTGGGCTCGGGCAATTCTCTCTAGGGCCTATAACGACCCAAACGCTGTAGAGTACGTAATCCAAAATAATCTTAATGATTTAGTTAAGACGGTAGATAAAGCATATAGAGATTCTATTGGAAATCCTGAATACTTCGATTTTCCTTGGGGATTCACGGACGACTTAGAAATAACGTACGATTTTCTTCCAAGCGAAGAAAAATTAAATAGGTTCAAGTCTCCCTTCAAGGGAGATTTCAACGCCCTTGCTACACAAGATAACCCAGCCCTCTTTGATCAGGATAAGCGCTTAGTAACCGAAGTAGATAACATGCTCGACGAAGTTAAACATCGTGGGGATGTGGCGAATCAGGTCGCACACGGCATTATCATGAAGGCCCAAAGGAACTCATCTGCGAAGTACAATATGAGTACTAAAGTAGATCAGATTGACGAGTTCTTTTCTGATTCGAATAACTACAAAGACAATGTAGATAAAGTTATTGAGCTCTTGCCAGAAGATAGAGTTCTTAAAGCTAGACTTCAAGAGGCTGTTATTCAGGATCAAGGCGCGTTTAAACAACTGGTCTCCGATGCCTCCCAAGCAGATCTGACTATGGAAGATCTTAGTAGGGTCATCCTTAACATCTATGAAGATAATAATAGAGAGTTCAAGTACGAGTCGGGAGACTTCTTGAAGTACGTAGGACGACGTAGATGAAACGCCGTAAACCGCAGAACTCTCGGTTGATCAGGGCTGGCATGATGTACGCCCCCCCGAGTACAACCACAGGTACTGGGTCTGGGCATGAGATCCAAGAGGAAGGGGTAGCCCTTACTCAACGGGATACGTTGAACTTCACTGGCTCGGGTATTACCGCTTCTGATACTGGATCCAAGACGAATGTCGCTGTGCCAGCTGATACTCTATATGATGGGAGTACTGCTGTAGTTACCACTAATGCCGACTCTGTCGACATCGATGAACGACGCATCAAGGTAACTGAGACTGACTTAGTTGAGTACGCATCAGTAGAGTTATATAGCCCGACAGGCGACTCGTTCGTATTCAACAAGGCAGCAAGTACTGCTAGCGCATTCTATCAGAATCATGCGATTGATCAGATGCTATTCGAGAGTTACGTCGGGGATGTAGTACTTAATACTACAACCGCTGGGGACTCTATCATTCTAAGTGAGAATGATACAGAAGTCATGAGCACAGAGGCTGACGGAGTTAAGGTAACTCGTCGAGTTAATATCTCCCCTGCCGCAGGAGATCTAGCATCCCCCGTTAATGGGGATGTGTGGTACAATAGTACTAGCGGTAAGTTCAAAGCTAGGCAAGCTGGTAGTACGTACGATGTACTACATGATGCCGTTACTGTAGCTGATAGTACCACAGTAGATATGTCCCTGACTGGGCAACAAGTTAGCGCTGCTGTTATCAGTCAGATGTCTATTACCTCTGATGCCTCGGGTATCAAACTCAGTGGGGACTCTGCCTCTCCTGGCAACACGATGTTGTACGGGACGAACGGCAGTGGTACTAAGGGGTGGTACTCTCAGCCAAGCGGAAGCTTAACTGATGGGGACAAGGGGGACATCACTGTCTCCGCTTCCGGGGCTACGTGGACCATCGATAACGATGCAGTTACGTACGCTAAGATCCAGAACGTATCCGCTACAGATAAGCTCCTAGGACGCAGCACAGCGGGCGCTGGGGATGTCGAAGAGATCACCTGTACTGCAGCAGGCAGGGCCTTGATAGACGACGCAGACGCAGCGGCACAGCGTACTACGCTAGGCCTTGGCACGTTCGCTTTGGTTACGCCTGGGAACTGGAAGGTATTCTACTCTAATGGGTCTGGAGCTGTTACCGAGCTAGCGCTCGGTGCCTCCGGCGAAGTGCTCACTAGCAACGGAGCTAGCTCTGCCCCCTCGTTCCAAGCGGCATCTGGGGGCGGATTCACTCAGCTGATTAAGACCAGCAGTTCTGCTAAGACCAGCGATAACACGCTAGCTAACGACTCCGTGATGCAGTTCAGTGCGGCGGGTAGCACTCAGTACGTAATCAGGGGGCTAGCTGTATTCTCTACTGCTAACGCTACGCCCGACTTCAAGTACATGTTTAACTACACAGGCACTATCACTGAATGTTCATGGCATATTGGAGAAACCGTATTAGGTAACACTTCCTCCGTTACATGGGTTCTCGGCGGAGGCACCGCCTTCCCCGCCTCGAAGTCAGTAACATCAACCTCCACGGGCAGAGGCTTTGTGAGGTTCGAACTAACTCTAAAAACTAACGCATCGGGTACGTTCTCGTTCCAATGGGCACAGAATACATCAGACGCTAACGCAGTGAACCTTGTTCAAGGTAGCTACATGGAGTACAAGGCAGGATAATGAACATACTATTTGTGAATGGAGACGATTGTCTTCTTCTTAACAGGCGGCAAGCTGCTATCCGAAAGGAGAAACTCCTTAGCGCGGGCTGGTTACCCTTCGAGGTAGATACATCGGGGGTACGACCGGTACTACGTAGGCTCCAGGTGCAAGCGGGAACTGAACAGTACACTCAGGTACTAACATCTGTGACGCTAGAGAGGGTTGCGCAGTGAGTTCACCTCTGACATGGATCAAAGAGCTGATATCCCCTGTATCAGAGATGATCAGTGAGGTAGTAACAGATAAGGATAAGGCGAACGAGCTAAGCGCTAAGCTGTACGAGGTAGAAGCTAACCTCTCTTCCAAGGTTCTCGAGTACGAGGGGAAACTGGTTGAAGCGCAGAGTGCCGTAATTGTAGCAGAAGCTAACAGCGAAAGCATAATCACCAAGAACTGGCGGCCTGTTACAGCTCTGACGTTCGTTGCTCTAGTGGTAGCGAAGTGGCTAGGGTACACAGCCCCTGGGATATCTGAAGCTGTAGAGCTCCAGCTTATGGAAATCATCAAGGTTATGATCGGCGGGTACGTGGTAGGTAGGTCAGTAGAGAACTCTCTCCCTGCTATCGCTGACGCGATCAAGGCCTTCAAAAAGAACTAGCACGGCGGAGCTAGTATAGTCTGGATCGGCTCCATCCAGACGTAAAAAACCCCGGTTGGTGATAAGCCTTCCGGGGTTTTTTATTGGGCGGCGTTTGAGCTGCCCGTCGGCGTAAACTGGGGGAGCGCACCAGAGCGTGCTAGGGGACACGGTCTAAGGTTGGTTATGCGTCTCCCCCGAACTGTTCGGCCATAGCCTCAGCTATGCCTTTGAATGTGATGCTCCTGAGTTTCCATCTGTTCTTAGAATCTGGTAGATTACCTTCACTAGTACGTCCAGGCTCGACGAGTAAGATCGTCTACGTGGATGTACCGAGATCCGTGATCTCCTTTCAATTGGAGCCCAATACCAGGGAAGAGTTCCACTGCGATGTCAATAAGATCTCGCATCTTCTCAGGCTTCACTTGGATATCCGCAGCCTTGCCTGTAGTATGAGGTCCATGGTCCCCTGTAGAGCTCACAGCTGCGTTATGGGCTGGGCACCGGTACCCTGAGGTTACTACCACAGGCGTACCAATACGATCCCTGAGGCCATCTAGCTTCGATACGAACTCCATATCCATAGCGCAGTCACCGCAGTGCTTGCACCGGAACTCGGACTCATTGAAGTGGACGATGTCCTCCCAGCCGATCACAGTTCTAGTACCTCGATAGGTACGTCGATGTACTTATTCTGCGATGCGCTCCATTCCTGCAGGCTCAAGCTCACTCGCCACGGGGCGTACCACGGTGCCCTCTCGTACACCCATCGCAGGGTCGGTTCCTTCTTCTTCGTTGCCATTCTGTGCTCCTTCGATTGCCTCGTTGATCTTGCTAAGTGCGGCCTCGAGATCTACCTCGAGCTCGGCCGGGATGTTGTCAAGGCCTACCTCAGCCATCAACATCTCGATTACTTCTTGAACTTGTTCGAGTTGTTCTACCTGCATTCTTCTTTCTCCGTTTACGTTTGGTTATTTTGTTAGGGTGAAGATACCCGTGCTTATTCTCTGAATGTCGAAGCCAATATGCTCCCAGCCTACGTACAAGTGTAACATTATCGCACGGTACCGTCTTCGCCCACTGTAGTACCTTCCCCTCGAACCGATTACAGTTACGGCATAGGGCATCTCTGACTGCACCTGTACTGTGATCATGATCTAATACCGGGTCAACAATAGTACGGGCACATATCGGGCACTTCCCTTTCTGCCTCTTCAGGAGTTTCGCCCTGATCTGGGGGATCTCCTTCGCTGTTATCTTCGTGAGCTCTGCACCATTCACAGTACCAGTACTCACTAGCGGTGAGATATCTCCCACAGTCTTGACATCTTCGCACTCCAACTATCCTCCTTATGTCTGAGGAGATATAGTAAGGCTCCGTTCTCCTCCAAGAACATCTTCCAGTGGTTACCGAACCTTAGTTCGTACTGCTCTTTGACCTCGAGGAACATGTCGAGTTCCTCTGTGCATTCGTTAACTCGTTGAACTGCTGCAGACTTAGGGCCAACACCATAGAGTCCGAGGATGTTATCGGTAGAATCCCCAGTAAGAAGCTGAGAATAGAAGAACCGGTTCGCTGATACGTCATCGATATAACTCGGTACCTTTGGCTCTTGTCCGTAGTTAGGCCAAGAGTAATTCCATCCAGGAATTTGGCGCAGATCTTTGTCACGAGAACAAACAACTGTACCCTCGCCGTGTTCCATAGCGATAGCATCGTCTGCTTCCATCCCCTGAACGAGGATGACATCTCGTTCTTGAATGAGATAAAGGCGTACGGCTTCGTACCAGAATGGCCGATCCCCTCGATTACGGTTGCCTTTGTAAGGCTTAATGGTTGATATCTCTTCACGAAAATTCCCTTTGCCAGTGATGTACCCTTGCCATGTCTCTGCTTCGACAGCGTCAAGGATGTTCTCGATCTTCTCTTCGAGTCTCGACTGTACTAGGTTCCACGCCAGGGGATTCCCCTCGTCGTCCTTCGCTGATCCCATCTCGTACAGGAAGATGTCCGCGTCTACTAGTGCATGCATACAGTACCACCCACGCTGGGAATGTTATCAGGAAGAACAGAACGAGTTCCGCTTTCTCTACGTAGTACCCGAGATTATATCTCATTCGAACCGTACTCGTTCAAAGATATACGGCCCCCATTCGTGGCAGTACGGGCACCGAGTAGGTACCCTTTCGGATACCCACTCGTTACCACATAGCTTACATCGGTACGTCGCTTGCGCCTTCGAGTTCACGCACCATCTCCTCTACGTACGATCCCGGGTAGTTCGTTGCTTCCTTGATCAGCTGCTTCTGGAAGTCAGGGAGTTTCTCCCAGAGCTTAGGATCAGGCTGATTCCATCGGAACCAGAACGGTTCGGTATCGAGTTCGGGGACAGGGAATCCAGGTAGGATTGGAGCGATACTATCAAGTCGAGCATACGTCTTATCCTCACGGGTACGATGGGTAACCAGTACCTGACACGTCTTGTTCAGGAAGTCACCGAGGTTCTTAGCCTCACCAGTGGGATCCAGTGCACGAGTGTACTGTTTCATACTGGACCGATCATTGTTACTAATAGTAATTCCGAAGGGATTGCTAATGAACGCTTGCTTCTCTTCGTTCCCAACAGTGACAAGTACGTGAGGAAGTGCGAGTACAATGACAACCTTATTGCTCTCGTTATCGTACTGCTTGGAGTACTGCTTCCCAATCTCCACAACGCGTACACAACGTGCGGCATGAGTTCCAGCAGGAATGACCTCTCGCTCTCCAGAAGATCCCTTTGCATTTGGATTGAACTCAGACATTATACAAGCTCCCAACGTACGTTGCGGGAAAGCGGCTTATCTGCGTCACGTACAATCGCTACCTTCTGTACGATCACAGCTTCATCCCAATTAGTTAATTCATCTTTGAAGTACGCAACCGCCTCTTCAATTGTGTTGAAGTATCGGGAATCGGTCGGGTTCTCATCGACCCAGTTATACGGCATCTGGATGGAAAAGTTCTTCTCGATAATCTTGTTCATCTTTGTATCTCCACTTAGTTCGCTTAGTATTTTCAGGTTCGTGTATCTTGGATGGACGGCCTGCATTCTTACGTGGCTTCCATTCCTCAGATGACTTCAACTTTGGTTTTCGAGCACCACGTCCAGCTTTCTTTGTCAGATAGTTCGGCTTCGAATTCGGATTCGTATCCTTCTGCGACATAGATTTCATATTTAGTATAGTGTGGGGGAAGTTTGAAGTTCTCGGTGCCCCTTAGCATTGTTACATTATTCATCAGTGTGTCTCCGCCCATGTGTATCCGAACTTAACATCCGGTTCTTGTGGGCATCTGAGGTTGTAGTATTCGTTAGCTTTCTGAAACGCGTATTCGACTTTATCTTTGAAACAGAGCTTATCGTACTCGGTGTCTGGGATTTCCCACTGCGCTTCGTCGTGCATATCTAAGACCTTGTTCCACCCTGGGAGTTCGCCGCCGAGCGAGTCAAGCATAGCGGTAACTCTTTTCATGTAGATGCTACCGCCACCTTGAATCAAGGTATTCAGAGGGGATACTACTCCTCGGATGTAGAACTTTCGTCCATCGAGTCCGATGAGATGCCCTCGTTGAGCTGCTGTTTTAGCTGCTCGAATGAGTCTTTCAAGGCCCGGTATGCTTCGATATAGTTCAGCACGTATTCGTTCCCCGCCTTCAGATCCTCCACCGACCAGTGATCCCAAGCGGCGATCACCTGCCCCATAGATGAGAGCGTAGTTAATATTCTTTCCAAGATCTCGATCTCCAGATCCAGCTGCAGCTGCGGCGAGAACGTGGGCATCTCGGGATTTGTCTGTTGTTGTGACTCGTTCGACATAGTCTTGGTCTCCAATGTAATGTGCTAGTATCCTGAGTTCTAATTGCTTCGCATCATACCCAGCTAAGATCTTCCCAGGTGCAGCTACGAATAGCCCCCTCATCTCCTTGCCTAACTCGACACGAACTTTCGGGACGTTCACTATCACCTTGTGCCGCATCCTGTGCGTGTTCGTACCACACGGATTCGCGCCACCATGGACTCGACCTTGACTGTCGCATCGGTCGATCCACCCTTGGACTTGAGATCTCCTGTGGCTTAAGACGTTCCGCCGCATGAGAAGCGAGCCCACCTCCCCTACATTCAGAATGCTCTCGTCGAGCTGAGGGAATCCTTGTGCTGTAAGATTTACGGGCTTCCATCCTAGCCTCAATAGAATATCTTTCTGTTGGTTCTTGCTTTCGAAATCGTACGGTTCGATCTTAATGAACTGGAATGGGCCAGCGATCAGAGAGGTATCAAGTCCAACAGTATCCGCCCACTGTTTAACCTTGGCGTTAATAGATCCGTTGATGTTAAAGGGCTTCTTGGCTTCAACCCAAGCTGCAATGCGAGGACCGACCATGGTCCCCAGACGTACGTCGATCTCGGCGATCTCGTCAGCCCATGTGGATGTGTACTCAATAGCCTGCTGAAGGTTGAACGCCATTCCCAATCGTTCCTGTCGGAACATGATGTCGGCGATCTTGTGCTCGAGTTCAATAGAGGATCCCCAATCACCGCCCTTTACCTCCTGCTCTAGGAGAGCGAGGACTCTTGCATTGAGTTCGACATCTCGTGTACAATATGTAAGCAGACCTGGAGTGAATGCTCCAAATCCAGGAGAGTCGAGCTTAGGGAGGCCCAGTCTTTCTCCAAAAGATTCGAGAGAATGTCCTCCCGATCTATCCGTGTAGAGAAGTCGAGATAAGACAAGAGTGTCAAGAATGCGAGGAGCTCTCTTGATTCCAAAAAGCTTTTCCAAGACGGGGATGTCGAATGCAATGATGTTATGTCCGACCCATTCATCTGCTTGCTCCAGTAGTTTAAGTCCTTGTTGAAGTCCTTGCGTACCGAGGATACGCAGATCATGGGTATCATAGAACTGGTACGTGTTCCCAGTATCCAGGTCCTTGACCACCATGCATAGTACTGTCTGCACCTGATCGAGCCAGTACACATCAGTATCGAAGTCGATACTGTTAGTCTCGATGTCGAACAGTAATCTCGAATGTGCCATCGTATGGTACCCAGTCAGGATGATGTTTAGTTATGTACGTCTCGTGATCCATCTTGTAATGCCAGTTATGTCTAGGCCTAGGCTCCTTGGATCTACGAGCACCATCCCTGCCTGAGTCTGTGAACATGGGTTGCTCCGTCATCGAAGATCCCTTACTAGGGTCTTATTAGACCCGCATGCATAACATGTACCGTACGGCGGGTACGTGTGGTACCAGTAATACCCAGGACACTCGAGACATTTCATTGTGAATTTATAAGACATCAGTACCCTGGGCTCCCGTATTGATCGAAGATGTCAGCGCCTACTGGATGCTTTGGTTCTGTGAACATGTGAACCCAGTACTCCGTCGGTGCATTCCTAGTGTGGATTTGATTAGACCCGCAATACGGACAAAGTTCCATCGGACCATCATCTTTCCATACATCCCAAGATTCCATACAGTCAGGACAATCATGTTCAATGACATTGTTTGCTCCGGCCTGTGCACATAGTAGCTTGTAAGGTTTCTTCTTCCGGCCCATCACATGTTCCTCGACCACGGTGCGAAGTTCCCGTTATCATCTGCGAATACGCCAGCATGTCGGAGATGTTGGAACGGGGTAGATGACACGCTGATCACGCGTACCCAGTCATGTACTGTATCAGGTGGTACCTTGTAGTCAGCCAGCTTACGCTCCACGTCTACGATCTCGCCTGTATCAGTACGTTGCCATGTATAAATCATCAGAACTCCTTGTTCTCTTCGAGGTACCTGCCCGTGGTTTGATCGTAGAAGATCTCAAAAGTTTCACCCGATGCGGTACCGAAGTCCCGATCTTTGAGTACACGTACAGTGGTAGTATTACGGAGGATAGGATCAGGGTCCTGCTTGTTTCGCTCCAGGCCTAGCACGTAGTTACTGAAGCGGATCATAGCGCGGGAGCCTGCGAACTGCGACTCGTGTACTCTCCCCCCTTCCTCGTGGGGGCGACGGTCTCGAGGGGGCTCATTCAAGTGAGAGGAGAAGTACACGGTGCAGTTATACGGGGACTGAGCTAGACGAGACATGTCGTCCATCAGTTTGTGGAGGGCTCGGTCGGTGTTCTCTTCGTGGGAGATAATAGCTGTGAGAGGGTCGATGATGATATCTCGTACACCATGTACAGCGGCGAGATATTTAGCCTGAGTGTAAATAGAATCCCAGTCTCTGGATCCCTTGTGGTCGAACACGTAAAGAAGTTCTCGTGGATCAGATAGTTGTCCGATAGCTCGGAGTAACTCCTCTCCATTGAATTCCACATCAGGTCTATGGACAGGCACGTTAAGCTGCTTACCCCCGAGGATTTTAACAGTTCTCGCAGGTGCCTCCTCGAGGAGGAAGACACCCACAGGTCTTCGCTCAACGCCGGCGATATGGTGGACGAGCTCATGGAAAAACTCCGTCTTGCCTACGCCAACGCCTGCACCTACGCAGTACAATCCGGGGTGTCGACCATAGGTTAGTTTGGTAAGGGAGGGCCAGGGCCATTCAGCCCCTGTCTCAGGCTTCCTGAGAGCCTCTGTGAGCAGTTCTTTTGAGGTAGTAATACCTTCGGGTTGGTACGCCTTAGCGTTCGTCAGAACGGCCCACTTGAGCT